ACAAGCAACCTCAGATGAAGAATTTGTAACACCATCTCCCATTGGGTTTACACCAGGACGCTACTTAAACTCTGGCGCACGGTATAGCTGTACTTGCCAAGATTTTACACGCCGTGATTACTTTTATGTGTCTTCTGAAAACCCCCGTAAGTTATTTCCAAGAACCAATATTGCCACTGTAAAACCAGGGCGTTTTGAACTTACTAAACGTGATGGGATTTTAAATACTGCCGCGCAGATTGAACCGTCTATCAATCTTACTCTAGAAATTACAGCGCCACCTTCATTTGATTTGACAAACCAGGTCAGCACCGATCGGGTCATCAGTCGTGATGCAACACGAGATAGCCCAGGCTTGTATGCAGATTTTGGAGGCACATACACACGTAACCCTAATAATCTTGGAACACAAGGTTCATCAGCAGATGGTATGCCAACCTTTGCGGATTATACCTCTGTTACAGAAACTCTTGACAGCAATTCAATTCCACAAAGTACGATCATCACTTTGGAAGATAGGTGGTCACCTGTACTTGATGAGCTGCGTTACTGCAAACACATCTATTCTCTTAAGTTTGCAGATCGTGTTTTTCCCCCGGAACCATCTGATTTCCCAACGGATATACCAAGTATGGCCGAGTGGGAAGCAGAGCTGGTAGCCAAAACAGACAGTGAATTAGAGTCTATTAAAAAAGATAGACTTGCTAGAGAGTCACTGTCAAGAATGGATGTTCCTCCGTATAACTGCCAATCTTTATCTGTGTATCCCATGTTGCAGCGTTTATTTAACTTTGCTACAGATCGGATTGAAATACAAAACTTCACAATGATTGATCAATATGGGAATCGATCTCAACCGTAAGGGGAGCTTAGAATAAGTTAACGGCCATTGACAGCATGTTTTGCAACGAGCACGAGCCCCTCGCCCTGCTAGTTGAATTAACTCCAAAGCTTGCCAAGAAACGTTTTAGACAAAGCATATATGAAGCCTGGGACTACAAATGTGGATATTGTGGTGACTCGGCGTCAAGCCTTGATCATATTGTTCCAAGGTTTAAGTCGGGCTCTTCTAACCGACATAATTTAATTCCTTGTTGCAGACGTTGCAACGCAAATAAAGGATCAGAAGACATGAAAAAATGGTACGAAAAACAATCTTTTTTTTCTTCTTCTTCTCTTGCTAGGATTGAAAACTGGATTCAGCAACAAGCTGTTTTTATTTTTGGTGAATGCTAATGAGTAGTTTCAACGACTACGTTTCCTCATATTCTGGTATCGCACAGGATTACAATCGTTGGTTAAATGACAGGAACAATATTCATTGGTCTCAATACGTTGAAGCCGATCCTGACTTAAGCCAAGCCTGGCAAGCAGAGAATAGCAAAAATGGGATTTCTAAATGGGATTGGGGTTGGAATCATTATCAACAGTACGGAAGAAGAGAAGGACGTTTAACGCCAAAAGTTATAAACACAAACGGTTTGCCTGATATACCAGGCTCTGGAGGACGTGGTGGGTACACAACACTACCCGTGTATCAAGATGGTAGCGGAAACCCAACTACCAATGAAACTGCTCAAAGCGGTTTTGGATACGACCATTGGGAAAAACGTGGCGGAAAAAATGAGTATCGCGTTTTACCAGGAGGTAATTACTTTAGTGTTCAACCAGATGGCAGCATCTCTTTAAATACACAATCAATTGGAAAAGACGCTCAACAAGCGTTTAAAAATTTTGTCACCAAATACAACAGCAGTAATGGCACCAATTTCAAAGATATTGCTAATTCGTTGAATGCATTAGGCGCAACTGAATCAAAAATATTAACAGACTCAGGTGCAACTAATACGCTTGTCAATACTTTTTATGGAAAAGTTACCCCCTGGGACCCCGGAAATAACTCGGCTTATCAGCCTCCAATGGGAGCATTTGATCCTACTTACTACGTCACAACCGATCAAGGAAGAGAAGCATACAATCAATGGCAAAAAGCTGTTGAAGGCACTATCAATATTGGTGGACAAGCTTATCCAGACGTTTCACTAGTCGGTAAATACACTCAAGATTCATTCTTACAGTACAACTATGCAGTTGTACATGGTAAAACTGAACGAGGTAATCGAGTTGTTAAGGCAGAAGCCGCTGAGGATTTTAACGAAATCCCAATGACTGATGCACAATACCAATTGTATCGTGACCAGGTACTTGGATTGGGTTCGTTCACTACTTTAAAAGAATGGGAAGCAGCACAAGATCCTGTTTTTTTAAAAGAGTGGATTAATTCTTTATCTCCAGAAGATGCAGCAGATCGCGCTAGTGGGTATTTAACAATTCCATCTATTGCTCAATTACCAGAAAAACTTCGTGCTCAAGCAAAAATGTCAAAAGGAGACACGCTTCTTGAAGGAAAACTAACCAATGTCCTTGGCGCCAAAGAGCAAGAAGCAGCCAACAAGTTTAGATCTTTAACTATTGACACGTTTAAAGAAACTTTAAAAGAGTACAAAAAACAACGCGCCAAAGAACAGCAGTTTGATTTTTATAGTGGGCTTCCAGGGTTTGATGAAATTATAAACGTGAATAAAGAATTATCTAATTCTCTTTTGGGAGATACAGGTGTAGGAGGGGTTCTTTCGTTAACAGGGGAAAATCAAGAAAAATCAGAAGCTAATTTAGAAAAACAGTTTTCAGCAATAACTGGCATTCCCTCTAGATCAAGTGCGGTTTACAACTGGCAAAAGTGGTTTGATGAAACTTTGACAAAACGCTATCAAGAAGGAGCTACCTTTGCAGATTTTCAAGACCCTAATAACCAATACACAATTGACAAAGAATTTGCGGAAGATTACATCAACCGTTACTTGAATCCTCGCTTTAATACGTCTCGTTCTATGTCAGAGTTTATGAGTTATATGGATGTAACGCAAGGAGAGGAAAACATTTTTCAAACACAAAGTGCATTAAATTCTTTAAAAACTATGGCAGATTTACGTGCTCAAAAATATTTAGACGACATTAAAAACTCAGGGACTTCCGGCTTTGATTCTGAGTTCTACTTCAATCCTTCTGGTGGAGATGTAGATAGCTCTAGGCATACTTTACAAAAGGAAAAAGTAACCGAAGATTGGGAAAAAGCTAAAACAAATGGAGAACAAGTCGTACCTGGTACAAATCCTCCGCAAACCTGGAACCAGCTAGCTTACTACCATGGATACAATTTAAACGATAAAGCACAGTTTGCCAAACTCCATTATCAAGTATATGGAAGACAGCAAGGATTTGATCCGGCACGTGATAAGTTATCGTTTAATGCTGCACAGTCTTTTATTGATAATGACATACTTCCGGCCATTGCAAATGAGAAGTTAAAGTTAGGCGGTGTTTCCTTTTTAAATTTTGTTACCCCTCGTGAATACGCGGATAAGATGCTGGAAGGCATTGACCCTATTGAAAATAAACCAGAGTGGGAAAAAGTGCTTAAATCTATGGGAATTACAGATGAAGATATAGGGATTGAAGAAGTAAAAACCTTTATTGAAGAAGCTTTCCAAACAGGAGAGGCAACTAAAATTCGAGAAGCAATCAAGTACTTGAATGAAAAAAAAGAAGAAGTAACACAAGAAAAACTTGGCGTAGACTATATTGAACGTCCTGAAGACACAGCTCCTCGTACTGATCCCACAGAGACACAGCTATATAGTGTGTTTAAAAGTGCAGGGTTTGCTGGAACAGAAGACGATTTTTACAAAGAATTTATGCCAGATGTTAACAGAGAAGATATGGAACTTTTAACACAAGCTGGAAAAGGGTTTAAAGAAGGCAGTGTTTTTAGCAAGTTAAGTAGCAACGATCCGTTTGAATCTATGGGCGCAATAGAAGGTTTATTTGCAGACGACGAAACAACTAAAGATGCTAGTAGTCAATCAACTTCTTCTGAAAAAAAGAAATCTTACTTTAGCTTATATAATGATGAAGATGATGAAGATACAACAACGGCAAAATCAGACGCAGGTCAAAGCTTCCTTGGTAGCTTTACCAGTGCCTTTAAAGGTCTTACACCCAAGTAGTAATCATGAGCGAACGTAAAAAAGCCGCTAAAGCGGCTAAACTCCACAAGGATTCAATGGCATGTAACAAGCCAAGAAAAACACCTGGGCACCCAACTAAATCGCACGTTGTAAAAGCATGTGAAGGAGGCGAAGAAAAAATTATTCGCTTTGGGCAACAAGGCGTAGAAGGCGCTGGTAAAAATCCAACCACAGCCAAGGACAAGGCGCGTAAGAAATCTTATTATGCACGTCATAATGCTCAAGATCCCAACCCAGACAAGATGTCGGCAAGGTACTGGAGTCACAAAACGAAATGGTAAATGACGTCAAGTGGTATGATAATCCCAGAGTTACTCCACGCATGTCTTCACATTGGAACTACGTTGACGTAAAGTGTAATGCAATAATAGAAGAAAGAATCACATAAGGTAAAGTAGTGACGCAATTAGCCGGTAAGTATATAGAGTTTGATGAGTATCTTGCTCCACAAACAAGATTAAGTCTTGGCCCTGGATATGAAAACATTACTTTGGAACAGCGCAAAGCATTGGAAAATGCACTGCGTACGATTCATACAGCTCCTCCAGGAAGTGAGCAAGCCGTACAAGGAATGATTCAGCTAGGCCAGATTCAAAACGCAATTGGTGCAGGACAGGGAAACAAGCGCTAAGCTATCTGGGTCGACTTCTTACCAGCATGGCAAAACCCAAGTCCACCACAATCCTGATTGAATCTAAGCCTAAGAAGACTCGTCAAGGCGACGGCAAGCATTCACGTCCCAACCACGGACGTAAATTGTCTCGCGGTCAAGGTAAGTAGAAATTATGTATACTTGGGGGTAACACTTGTTACCCCTATGGATAATTACAAGCAAGCAATTGATTTGATCTGTCGTTACGAAGGATTCAATGAGCTTGCTTATCCAGATCCACAGACAGGTGCAGAGCCTTACACAATTGGATTTGGAACGCAATATTATCCTGATGGCAGTGTTGTTAAACGCAATCAATGCTGCACAAAACACAAGGCCTTAGAGTATCTTGTCGATGAGCTCACAGTTTTAAACACAGAACTGTTGAAACTGAATCTGGGTCTAGACGAGAGCATGCACCAGGCATTGCTTTCCTTTTGTCATTCAGTTGGCTGGGAAAGTTTCTTGTACAGCGCCATTATTGACTGCCTTGAAGTCGATGACTATGCTGGCGTAACAGAAGAAATTGCGCGTTGGGTTTTTGATGCAGAGCACCAGGTTATTGGTGGCCTCTTGGAACGACGTAGAGAAGAAATTAATCTGTTCCTTTCTGACGTTGAATCCAAGCCTTGGGTTGCCACAGACGTACTATTGCGTGCGTTTAGAAGCTATGGAGCAAAGCCCCACGAGACTGAAGCAATACGGACCTTAGAAGCAACGATTAACCCGTATGCCCTGGCTGAGTTTGCCAATAGTTTCAAGCTGGATGACACCTCTGCTTTTTCAAGTGACTAGCATCCTAGAATGAATGCAGTACTCAGGCTTTCCATGGAGAACGAACCTACACGTAAAGAGTTTGAACTTCCTTTAGAGCTGCAGTTTGCCATGCGCAAAGCCGAACTGCAAACAGAGGAGATGTGCTGGGAAGAGTTGCAAGCTGCACTATTAAACCTATATTTCCAACGCATGATGGAATGGGAAGCCGTTAAAGAAGTGATGTGCTCCGAAGGAATCGACATTGATTGGGATCTGCCTAGCGAACTGGAGTTAACTGAACTCGCCCTGGCTTGCATGCAGGACGAGTCAGACGATGATGACGATTTACATTACGCTCATCCGTTTTGACTTTCGTCTAATTGAATAAGGCGATCCAAGTACCACTGAGCTTTTTTCAGTGATTCGGTACCGCCTTTATGTTTTTCACGCCAAAGATATTTAGCAATATTTCCTTTTAGATACCCACGGAATTCTTCTGGAGTTTGCTGCGATTCAATAGCTTCGATGCATTCGATCCCGCCATCGGTGTAGTGAGAAGGATGATTAACTACATCCTCTTTGATTACAGGAGATTTCTCAAGCGTAGCCCAGGGCACTGGACAAACACCATCTACACACCCATTGGTTTCTTCCACAGGGGAAAACATGTCCATTGTAAAAATGCCGACTGAGACAGCCTAGCAGTCTTAACGGATCAAACCTTTGCGTTTGGCAGAAAGCAAAAGTTCTTCAGCATCTGGTTGACCCTCAATATCACCTTGAATGCCAGGGGGTTTGGGGTTTGCACCATACAATTCCATCCCTTCTTCCATAGACGGGATGTAACCCGTTAAGCCAGGCCGTTGGCCATAAAAACCTTGACCTTCAATGTTAAGTGGGTTGCGTTGCATACCATCCATTGGAGCAACTAAGCCCGTGTTGTACATATCTTGAAGAGGTACGTCATTGGCTTCGGTATCAAGAGGCGCACCAAAATCTTCAAAGTCAATACAGCGGCACTTTACTTGATCATTATTTGCCGCAAACTCTTGCAAAAACATTGAGGGCCGCATTGTTTTCTTAGCGATATATCCTTTCTATAATGATAGTATGAGCAAGTTTAGATCCGAGACTTACGACGCCGCCAAGGACTCCGGTACTTCCGCCGGGGTACCTACCGATCTGAACCCTGGGAAGGCCTACAACGTTGACCTGCGGTACGTACGACCACAAGAACGTGGTGTCGTTGGCTCTGCATCCAAAGGAGCAGTGGCACGCGTTGATCGTTTCATGCGCAGTGCGCGAGCTGCTGGTAAGTACCAAAAGAATCAACTCATTAACGAACCCACCAGTGCCACGGCAGGTGACAGTGGTGGGCGTGCAGGTTCTACCGCATATGCGGACAAACCAAAACGATCGTTTGGCCGTATCTAAACCTGTGGAAAAACTACACTATTCGGTTGATCCTGATACTTGCCCTTCCGATCTTGGTAGCTAACCTCGCAAGGATTACCACGGTAGAAAAGTAGTTGAGTAATCCCTTCATTTGCGTACACACGGTTAAATAAACCAGTGCAGTTACTAATCTCAAGCGTCAGGTAACCTTCCCATCCACTTTCGGCAGGCGTGATGTTAACTAAGATGCCAGAACGTGCATACGTAGATTTACCAACGGCAACGACTGTAATATCACGTGGCAGTTTTAAACGTTCTTGTGCAACGCCTAGGCAATAACCATACGGAGGAAGGAGGAAGTATTTACCGCGTTCATCTTCCAGAAGTTCCGCAGGTTTTAAAATACTTTCGTCAAATGCTTTGGGATCACAATCACCGGTTTGGATCTTACCAAAGATCAAGCACTGGCTGGGGGACAGGCGAATGTCATACCCATAAGAGCTAAGGCCGTAACTTAACAAACGACGACCATCTTCTTTGCTGACCAAACGGTCAACAAAAGGTTCGATCATTTGTTCTTTCTCAGCGCGTTCTTTGATTTCCCAATCGGCCAGGACGCTCATAAATCCTCGATAGCTTGTTCAGTCTACAAGGAGATGACCACGCTCGCCGTAGATTTTACAAAAGCTTTCTACTGCATCTCCAGAGCGATCTTTAGGCGGTAGATACACCAAGAAAGAAGTGCACGTTTGTTTTTTCTCAACTTTTCCGTCAAGATTTCGCAGCAGATAAGGGACAGTCCGTAAAACGCACATAGGAAACTTGAAGATTTTTGGTTCGTATCGGATCATGTCCGGACAGTTGCTGAAGTACAAGCCTTGTTCGATTTCATCTGCTAGCCAGGCGTGGTACATCCGACGAAACCAAACGGCATGCGAAGAAGTCAACGTCAAAGACGAAGCACGTGTCATTTTCCACCGTTGGTTTTTTTGATCCCAAAAGTAGGATCCCGCTGGTGGAAACAAGTAGCAGCTTCCATACCACTGTTGGCTATTTAAGCCATCATCCGAAGGAGTGTAGTACTCAGTTGCCTGTACATATTCATTGGCAACCTTGGAGCTAGCAACATCTAAATCAATGCCGCCCAATAGTTCGTTAGCAGCATGAACTAAATCTGCATTAGTGATTAGTTCTGCACCTTCAACGCGTGCAGATACACCGCGAATACCTTTTTCAGTCATGGTTAGCAATATCGTTGTAGTTTATTTCCAAATAGCGAATGCCCTTTTCGTCATTGATGACATACCCTGCTTTTTCCATCGGATTAATTTTTTGTGCTGCGCCAAGAATACGTCGGAAAGTCTCGGCAAGATCTCCATTATTACTACTCTCGCACTCTTCCTCTGCTGCGTGTATTTCTTTTAATGTCCAAAAGAATATAGAACGCTCTTTATTGCCAGGTTGAAATACTAAAACGCCAGGACCTTCTGCATCCCAGAATTTTACGTATTGCGCCCCCATGTCACCAAGAATAAACTTGACAGTTGTGTCAAGCATCTTGGCCTTGGTCTCATCTAGCTCTGGGCCAATGACGGATGCAATTAATTTCTCACGTCGATCCACTTTTTAACAAACCTTGACGATGCAAGGATTCTAGCAGCTTTGGAGTGGGCTGGTACAACACAACCAATTTGCCAAGCACTCCGCGTTTCTTGCAAAGTTTTCCGTTTTCATCACGGACTTTATCAAATTCCCCAGACCGTATTAAGTATTCGGCAACGCATCGCAATCTACGTTTAAGAGGCAGTTCTGCTTGTGGGAATTTACCGCAGATTGTGTCTGGGTTTAGATCTTTGAATGCCAGTCGTAATCGATTGGCTAAGGTCATACCAGAATTAGCGTCTTCTTCTTCATAGTTTTTTAAGTTTTCCAAGTAACGACGCAGGCACCCGTCGTCAAAAGAACCACACGGAGGCAAGAACATTTCTACTTGCTCTGCAAGAGATTTTGGCAATAGCGCAATGTGATTATCGACAGTGATAGCATCGATATTAATCCCTTTAAAACGATGCGCCATCACTCAAGGACCTCTTTGGTTGCATGGTACAAGTGGTATTGAGCACGTAGGTTTTTAAGGTTGATGTTTTCGTTCTTGGCAAAAGATTGAATCAC